TTAAAAAGAAAAGCACCATCAATCAAAATGGCATCAGAGCCAGAAGATGAATTTGACTTGGAGTTAATGGGTGTCATTAACGAATACAACGATTTAAAACAAAAAGGCGATCCAGCTGTTAGAGATATTTCTGTAGAAGAATATATTAATATGTATTTATCTAGAAAAAAAATGATGCAAGAAAATAGAGCTATGGCTATGGGCGGTGGTATGATGAGAATGGGTTATGCTGGTGGTACAGAACCAGACAAGATGGGTAATCCAGCAGTGATGACAAAAATTAAAAATATGAGAGAAGAACGAATTATGAATCCTGATGTAGAAGACGTCGCAGATTATAAAACTTACTATGAAAATAAACAGGATGATTTTCCAATTAAAAAAGAAGGTAGTAAAATAGATTTAGATATTGAAATGATTAAAAAATTAATTGAGAAAAGAAAAAAAGAAAAGAAAAAACTAGCTATGGGCGGTATCGCAGGAGTCCTGTAGTGCCTGATAAAGCTCCACCTAAAAAACCTAAAAGATTTAAACCAATGTTAGACATGCTTAACACGGAAGCAGCTGTTAACACTTTAGCTCCAAAAACTTTTGTTGACTTAGTTGGTATGTTTTCACAAAAAGCATATGAAAATGGAGAACTAAGTGTAGATGAATATCTAGATATTGTTAAACCATTATTTGGTGAAAAAGGAGAAATGATAACTAGAAAAATAGAAGAGTATGAAGATGAATTGAATAAATATGCAGCTGGTGGCAGAGTTAATTTCTTAGAAGGTGGAGACACTGCATATAATAAAATGGTTACAGAAGCTTATATTAAAGCCGGAGGCCTTGAAGCAACTGGCATGGATATAGATAAATTTGCAGAAATGTATTTTAAAAAATTTGCTGATGGTGGCCGAGCACAATTTGGTATAGGCTCCCTGGATCCTGATGCAGAATTTAATGAAAGAGTAAGAGAACTTATGGACGATGGTTATGAATTTGGTCAGGCAGTTAAAAAAGCTATGGAGGAAACAAGAAAAGACCAAGGAGATGGCACAATGCCTAAATCTGAAAAATGGATGAGAGATTATTTCTTCAGTGGTAAAGGTGGTTATGATGATAGAATGTCATATAAAGAATTTGCCTTAGGACCAGGACAAGAATTATTTAAAAGATTTGGTAATGACTAAAAGGCTTACCAGAACAATTCCTCCGGAATCAGGGCCCATGCCTCAGGGGTTGAATATTAACTATAATGGTGTTAAACAGATAAAACTTACGGAGAAAAAATATAATGGCAGATATAGACAAAGCACTTCCAAACGAAGTCAGAAAAACAGTTAATGTTCCTGGTGAAGAAGAAATTCAAGAAGAGATAATTGAAGAAGTTCAAGCAGTTCAAGAATCACCTGACGACGTCGAAGTTTCAGAAAACGAAGATGGATCAGTAGATATAAATCTTGATCCTGCTGCAGCATCACCTGAAGGTGGTGATGAACATTATGCAAACTTAGCAGAATTTTTACCTGACGATGTACTTGGAAGATTAGCATCAGATTTATCTAGTAAGTATCAAGACTACACTTCTTCAAGAAAAGATTGGGCACAAACTTATACACAAGGTTTAGACCTTTTAGGTTTTAAATATAATAATAGAACAGAACCTTTTTCAGGAGCTAGTGGTGCAACACACCCAGTACTAGCAGAAGCAGTCACACAGTTTCAAGCATTAGCTTATAAAGAATTACTTCCGGCAGATGGACCAGTTAGAACACAAACTATAGGTGTACCAACTCCAGAAAAAACTCAGCAAGCAACTAGAGTAAAAGATTTCATGAACTACGAGTTGATGGAAAAAATGAAAGAGTATGAACCAGATTTTGATCAGTTATTATTTAACTTACCATTAGCAGGTTCTGCTTTTAAAAAAGTCTACTATGACGATATGGAACAAAGAGCAGTTTCTAAATTTGTTCCTGCAGATGATTTAATTGTTCCGTACACAGCTACCTCATTAGATGATGCGGAAGCAATTATTCATCGTGTAAAAATTTCTGAAAACGATTTAAGAAAACAACAGGTTGGTGGATTCTATAAAGATATAGAAATAGGAAAACCTGGAGACAAAGAAACTGAAATTGAAAAAAAAGAAAGAGAACTTGAAGGAGTAACAAGAACTACAAACGAAGATGTTTATACATTATTAGAGTGTCATATTGATTTAGACTTAGAAGGATTTGAAGATGTAAATCAAGAGACTGGTGAGCCATCAGGAATTAAAGTCCCATACATTGTAACACTTGAAGAAAATTCACGTGAAGTTTTATCTATTAGAAGAAACTATGAAATAGGTGATGCATTAAAAAATAAAATTAATTATTTTGTACACTTTAAATTTTTACCAGGTTTAGGTTTTTATGGTTTTGGTTTAATTCACATGATTGGTGGATTATCAAGAACTGCAACTTCTGCACTAAGACAATTGTTAGATGCAGGAACTTTATCTAACTTACCTGCAGGATTTAAAATGCGTGGTATTAGAATTAGAGATGATGCACAATCAATTCAACCAGGTGAGTTTAGAGATGTAGATGCACCAGGTGGAAATTTAAGAGATTCATTTATGATGTTACCATTTAAAGAACCATCAGCTACATTACTAAACCTGATGGGTATAGTTGTTCAAGCTGGTCAAAGGTTTGCATCGATCGCAGATTTACAAGTTGGTGATGGCAATCAACAAGCAGCAGTTGGAACAACAGTTGCTCTTCTTGAAAGAGGAAGTAGAACTATGTCTGCTATTCACAAAAGAATTTACTCTGCTCTTAAACAAGAATTTAAATTACTAGCTAGAGTATTCAAGTTATATCTACCACCGGAATATCCGTATGATGTAGTTGGGGGTCAAAGAATGATTAAACAAACTGACTTTGATGATAGAGTAGATATATTGCCAGTTGCGGATCCCAACATCTTTTCACAAACTCAGCGTATTTCCCTCGCGCAAACTGAGTTGCAACTGGCATCATCTAATCCACAAATGCATAATCTATATGCAGCCTATAGAAATATGTATGAAGCATTAGGTGTAAAAAATATTGATCAAGTTTTAATTAAACCAATGCAACCTATGCCAAAAGATCCGGCGTTAGAACACATTGATGCGTTAGCTGGAAAACAATTTCAAGCTTTTCCTGGTCAAGATCACAGAGCTCATATTACAGCTCACTTAAATTTCATGGCAACTAACATTGCTAGAAACAATCCAATGATTATGGCAAGTTTAGAAAAAAATATTTTTGAACATATTAGTTTAATGTCTCAAGAACAGATTGAATTAGAGTTTAGAGATGAATTAATTCAGTTACAACAAATGCAACAGATGGCACAACAGAATCCTGCACTACAACAACAGGTTCAAATGCTTACTCAGAAGATTGAAGGAAGAAAAGCTGTGTTAATTGCAGAGATGATGGAAGAATTTATGAAGGAAGAGAAGGAAATTACTTCACAATTTGACAATGATCCTATTGCAAAACTAAGATCAAGAGAATTAGACCTTAGAGCAATGGAAAATCAACGTAGAAAAGAACAAGATCAAGAGAGAATTAACCTTGATAAGATGAAAGCAATGATGAATCAGTCAAATCAAGAAGAAAAACTTGAACAAAACGAAGATTTAGCAAATTTAAGAGCTGATACATCAATTCAAAAAACTGTTTTGAGTAAAACTTTACCCAATGCAAAAGATATGATGCCAAATGTCGAAATTATTCGTAGTGGAAACGAATAAGAATGACAAAATACTAAAAAAAGGTTACTATAAACCAACTAAGGAGAAAAATTATGGAAAAATTAGATAAAATTGTTCAGATCAAGTCAGAAGACAAGATGAATCTTGAAATTGACCCAAGATCTAAGACAACAGCTGATGGTGCTTTCAACTACATCGCAAAAGGTGAAGAAGTTGAAGTAAGAGGCACTAAAAGAATGCTGAAAGAGAAGTCTAAAAAAGCTAGATGGATCTAACATGTGGTTTCAGGCAATTAAATTAGCCGTTTCTGCTGGAAGTAAGATATACGCTAACAAACAAAAAGCAAAAGTGGCAATGTCAGACGCACAATTGCTACATGCAGAGCGTCAAGCTCGAGGTGAGGAAGCTTACCAAGGAAAATTGTTAGAAGCAAGACAATCAGATTATAAGGACGAGGCGGTTCTTGTAATATTGACACTGCCAATTCTGGTTTTGGCGTACGGAGTCTTTTCAGACGACGTTCAAGCGATGGATAAGATAAAAATTTTCTTTGAACATTTTCAGTCGCTCCCGACCTGGTTCACAAATTTATGGATACTTGTCGTGGCGAGCATTTATGGTATAAAGGGTACACAAATATTTAGAGGAGGAAAAAAATAATGAGAAAAAAGTTTGGTAACGGCGGCAATGGTTTAACTAAAGCACAAAAAACTTTACCACCAGAATTAAAAAAGAAAATTTTAATGTCTAAAGGTAAAAAGAAAAAATCTAAATCAATGATGAAAAAAGCGATGGGAATGGCATAATGGCTAAACTCTGTGCAAAAGGAAAAGCTGCAGCAAAAAGAAAGTTTAAGGTATATCCTTCAGCTTATGCGAACATGTATGCTTCAGGAGTTTGCTCAGGTAAAATAACACCGGGTGGTAAAAAAGGCAGTCGTAAAAAAGCTGCTAATGGTGGTTTGATGGCTGGCATGGCTAGAAAAAAGAGATTAAGTTGTGCGTAGAAATTTTGCAGAAGGTGGTTTAAGAAAATGGGTATCGGAGAAATGGGTAGACATTGGAGCACCGAAGAAAGACGGCAAATATCAACCTTGCGGAAGAAGCAAAGGGAGCAAGAGAAAATATCCGAAGTGCGTTCCACTTGCAAAAGCCACACGGATGACAAAGTCGCAAAAGGCGAGTGCTGTCAAACGAAAAAGAGCTGCAGGTAACCCGGGCGGTAAACCAACTAACGTTGCAACATTTACAAAAAGAGCTAAAAAAGCTATGGGTGGATATACTGGACCAGCAATTAATTCTAATTATGGTGGAGTAACTTTAAATAATCCATCTTATGGAAAATATTACAAAGGTATGATTTAATGAATTTAGAAAAAGATTTACAAAAATTAAGAAAAGAAAAAGCATTAAAAGAATCTGCTATTGCACAACTTAGAAAAAGAAGTAGAGACTCTGTTGCAAGA